CACGATGGTGCCGCACTAGAGATGCCCTTTAAGATAATATCTACTCACTAAGGTCTAGCTCGGGCAGCTCCCCGGTAGAGGCGGACCTGTAGAACCTAGCGACAATTAGCCTAGCCTTCTGCGTTAGGGCCATACGGGAGCGGTAAGAAAACCGTGTCTCCCCATAAAACATTAAGTCCTCCATATTAACGTGAGATGGGCTGGTCTGGCGAAAGTGATGGTATAGGTATCCAGCCTTTACCAATGGCAACACGTTTCTTTTGTAGAACATACCTCGGTACATACGCATCTGCTTGCAGGCGTAGTCCGTGGTGAAAAACTCAAGGTCATAAACCAACAGCATTAAATGTAGCTGTCCTATCGTTAAAGAAAACTTTTGACGGAAGTAATGATAGGTTATGCCAAGATGCTTAAGGCCATCGTGTGTTATGCTTCGCTCTGGTAGCTTACTGAACTCCCGAAACATACGCGCCTTGTTTTTTTGCGTGTGCTTAGCCATCTTAAATTAAACTCTATATTTGTACAAAAGTACGAAATATGGCAACACTTAGTGGACAAAAGGTAAAGAACGCATTTGCTTCGCTGTTGAAGCTAGCGACAAACACCGCTACCACCACCCTTAAGAACGTAGAATCCGGTGACGGAGTGGCCACCGCACTTCAGGTTGCTACCACCAAAGTAGGTGTCAACGGAATCTTGGAGTTCCCAACCGTTCCCGCTACTGGGTCTACCGAGACATCAGCACTTCTGCTTAACGCATCCAACCAAGTCGTAAAGCGCACCCTTAACGCTGCCGCCTTCTCAGGAGGAGCCGTTACGACAGCGACCCTACCCCTTGCCATCACCAGCTCGACGGTACGTCTTGACAACCCATCGTCTATATCTGACATTGGCACCATCGCAAACGGAGACAGATTCTTGATTTATGACGTATCTACTACTACTTGGAAAAGAATAGACTACTCTAACCTTAAGTCTCTTATAAACCCCGGCGGATATCAGTCGGCACCCGAGCTTGTTGCCCGCACAACGGCAGCATTATCGCTTACAGCATCAGCTCAGTATCTGGAGTTTCAGCCTATAGGAACCCTTGCTACAGAATCCAACAAAGTGGGGGATGCTGCCTCTTACCTCAATCTACTTAGCGTATACGGTGGAACCAATGACGCGGTAGAGTTTCTTTCAGACGGAGGCATATATCAAATTACTATTTGTATGGCTATCACAACGAGCGGAGGCGCTGGCGTTGTAGTGAAATTTAACTTTGAGCTTAATGGAACTGTTATAAACACCAACGAAACGACAGTAGGCACTGGAACCGACCATTTTGTAACTCAGTCTACATTTGCCAACCTAAGCGCAGGGGACCTTATAGCGGTCACAGCGCTAGAGACGGGCAGCGGAACGGCAAGCATAGACCAATATTCTATCCTACACATCCGCAAGCTGTAATGGCAGACCGGCAAGTCACAATGGAGTTCCTTATAAAGGCTCAGCGTAAGCTAGACGAGATATCTGAAATGGCAACCGAAATGGGACTTGAGCGTAAACTCTTAATGGTGGCAACCGTTGGATTACTGCGCGAATACAACAATAAAATTTTAATTGAATCTATATATAAAATTGAAGCTAGCGATAAATCCGAACTGATGACGGTACTCGGGTATATCGCTGAAAGATGGACCGACGAAGAAGATGGCGAGGACACCTCTAGCATCGACTACTGGTTAAAATATTAAAACAATGGAATTAATAAGAAAAATAGTAGTGGGCCAAGACCCGCTAAAGGGCCTTGCCTATGTAGTAGGTCAGGATGCGGGTCGTTCAAAGATTGACTCTATCGTCCTTGACGAGCGCTACCTATCGAAACACGGGAAAGAAAAATATGACATCTATATAAAAGACGAGCGGGGCTTGATGCTGTGGAAACGCATTATGCACCAGTGTGTTATTATAGAATACTCGTGTGATTTTAATTAAACAATATGAACTGCCTAGATAAATTTATTATAAACATACCCAAGAAATTACAAGACACCAAGAAAATAGGAGATATAGAGATATATATCGAAACGAAGTTTAACGAGTTTGAGCATCGCGTTCCCTATGGTGAAGTAGTTTCTGTTCCGCTGAAATACAAAACCCCAGTTAAGAAAGGAGACGTTCTTTATGTGCATCACCACGTGATGATGGATGACGCCAACCAACTTGAAAAGGGGAACTTTATGGTGCGGTACCATCCAGATGGCGGGTTCTCCACGCACTGCTATGCATTTAAAAACGAAAATGGCATTCAGGTGCTTACCGACTGGGTTCTCGTGGAGCCCATACCACAGCCACACCACCTCAAAAGCTCTATCATAGAGCTGGTATCTCTAACCCCAGAGGCTAACCGCTACGGACGCATATACTGCGACTCGGAGGCGCTGGAGGAATTGGGTATTAAAAAAGGAGATATAGTATACTTTGCCAAAGATGCAGATTATGAAATGGAAATTGACGGAAAGAAGCTTTGGCGGATGAACGTAAATCACCTACTTGCTGTTGACTATGGCTACAAAGGATAAGTTTACCACCGTAGACGCAGCGCAGCGTCTTCTTGAGTCGATGGGTGTGGCAATCAATAATATGATTGAAGAAATAAAGAAGCCCGTTGACCCCGATATTAATGGCTCCGCCAGAAAAGCGGAATTGCAGTCAATAAAGCAAACTGCGGTAGACGCGCGTGAGCTAATACAAGAGCGGCAACGGCTTGAGGAGATGGTTAGAACCCTCACCGAGACCGGAGAGATTGAAGAGAAAAAAGACTTCAAGGGCGGGTTTGCAGAAAGAAACGCAAGGCGATAGAGAATGTCTGGATTAAAAATAATAAAAGACAAAGAGGTAATTAACATTTGCCCCAACGACACGGAAGGGGATATTATTGAGATTGAGTCCCTGCTGATACAGCTTCCCAAGAAGCCGGAAAAGAAAAATATCTTATTCCACAACCTTAAGCCCAAAGACCAAAGATGGCAACGTCAGGAGATGCCAAAGGAGCTAAATCAGATTAAGAGTATGGACGACTGGTATGAGTCTCCTCGTGAGTTTCAGCTTAGGTGGGGGTCGTACATCGAAGAGGAGTTCCGACGCCGTCGGGATGGAGTTTGGTTTTACAACAACGGAATTGCGACATACATCACAAGCCACCACTATATGTTCCTCCAGTGGAGCAGCATAGACATTGGGTATCCAAGCTATCTTGACTTCCAGAGGAGGCTCTTCCTTCACTTTGCGGCCTGCGAAGCAGACCCTCGGTGCCTTGGTCAGATATATACCAAGTGCCGACGCTCTGGTTATACCAATATGAGTGCCGCCACACTGGTGGACGAAGGCTCTCAGGTAAAGGATAAGTTGCTTGGCATTATGAGCAAAACAGGAGCCGACGCACAAGAGGCTGTCTTTGGCTCCAAGGTAATACCCATCTTTAAAAGATACCCGTTTTTCTTTGCCCCGGTAATAGACGGAACGACAAACCCGCGTATGGAGCTTGCGTTTCGTGAGCCGTCAAAAAGAATTACCAAAAACAATAAAACGGCAACCCGAGGAGAGGCACTGGACACCATCATCAACTGGAAGAACACAGTTATGAATGCCTATGACGGAAGCAAGGCCCATAGATTGTTTTTCGACGAAGCGGGAAAATACGAGAAAGGCATTGACATTCGTGAGATATGGCGCATCCACCGCACCTGCCTTATCGTTGGACGTAAGGTGATTGGGAAGGCAATGATTGGCTCTACCGTAAACCCCCTTGACAGAGGAGGTCGCGAGTTCAGAGGCCTTTATCACGACTCCGACCCAAATCAGAGAAACGAAAACGGGAGGACTAAAAGCGGTTTATATAAAATATTTATCCCAGCATACGAAGCCCTTGAAGGATTCTTTGACCAGTATGGGATGCCTATTATAGAAGACCCAGCGGTACCAATAATTACCGAGGACGGTACGTTCACCTCCATCGGGGCAAGGACATTCTTGAAGAACGAACGCAAGGGCCAACAGCATAACAGCTACGAGCTCAATGAGATTATTCGTCAGTTTCCTTTTACCGAAGATGAGGCATTTCGAGACTCTACAAAAGCATCGCTGTTTAACATCACCAAGATTTATGAGCAGATTCAATACAACGATGAGCTGTTCCCTAACCCAGTGGTGATTGGTAACTTTTGTTGGGAGAACGGAGTTCAAGATACCAAGGTAATGTTTAAGCCAGACCCCAACGGAAGATGGCGCATCACGTGGATGCCACCTGTTGAGCTTAGAAACAAAATTCAGGTAGAGAGAAATCAGAAGGTTGCCCCTAACGACTTCCTTGGATGTGGCGGTGTTGACTCCTATGACCTCGACGCAACAACAGACGGACGCTCTTCAAAAGGCGCCTGCCACTTAATGACTAAGTTCAATATGCAGTACCCGTCGAATATGTTTGTGGCAGAGTACGCGTCGCGACCACCGCTGGCGAAAATATTCTATGAAGATGTTTTGATGGCTTCGGTATTTTATGGCTTCCCCCTGTTGGTGGAGAACAACAAATATGGCATTGTACGATACTTTGAGTCAAGAGGCTATGATGGATATTTAATGGCAAGGCCGGCACACCTTTCCTCTACCTCCGCGCACGTAACGGTAAAGACAAAGGGAATCCCATCCAACAGCCAAGACGTTATTCAGGCTCACGCTCAGGCGATTGAGGCATACATCTACCACCACGTGGGCTCTAACGACGAGAGTGGCCTGTTTGGAAAAATGTATTTCAACAGAACCCTTGAGGACTGGATTAACTTCAAGATTGACGACCGAACTAAGTTTGACTTAACAATATCCGCTGGCTTAGCGCTGATAGCCGCTCAGAAGGTGGCTCCAGAAAAGCCAAAAGCTAATTTTAACGATAAGGTGTTTTTTCGCAAGAGTCGAGAAATCAGACGTTAGATATATCTGTATATTTGCACAATAACGGATATTTTAATATGTCGGATTACAATTATGTGAGTAGCAACGTAAACTTCCCTGACCCATTGGCTAATCACGCCAAGAAAGTCACGAAAGAATACGGATTGCAGTACGCGAAAGGCGTATACTCTCAGTGGGGCGGAGTCAATACCACTGGGTCTTTATACAACATCCGTTGGAAGGAGTTTCAAATTAACAGGGACTACGCCAACGGCACACAAGACACGAACATATATAAGCAGATACTTACCTCCCTCGACCCAAACAACGGGGATGGAGCGCTTCTCTCTATTGACTGGTCACCGGTACCAATCATTCCGAAGTTCGTTAAGATTGTAGTCAACAAAATACTTGGCACGGCGCCCTTCCCTAACGTGGAGGCTATTGACCCAATATCACAGACGGAAAAGGATAGGGAGCGGGCAAAGATTAACGCCGCCATCAAAAACAAAGAAATGTTTGCAGAGGCAAAGCAGCTTGGACTAAAGACTGTTGTTGACCCAGACGCATTACCCGAGACGACAGAAGAGGCTGAGATTTTCTTTGAGACTAGCATTAAAACACAGGCAGAGATTGCCGCGCAGATTGCCACACGCCTAACGCTAAACTGGAACGACTTCAACGAAAAGATTTATCGTAGAAACGTACAGGATTTAGTGGAGGTAGGGATGGCTGTCGTTAAGCGTAACAACGACCCAAACTACGGCATAAAGGAGGACTACGTTGACCCAGCGTATTTTATACATAGCATCACCGACGACCCGAACCTTAGCGACTGCACCTATATGGGGCACATTAGGAACGTGTCGATACAAGAGCTAAAGCGTATGGCTGGAAACCAATTCACCGAGGACCAGTACAAGCAAATGGCTAATAGCATCGTCAATAACTTTGGCAACAATCCAGATAAGCTGTCTGAGGCGTACTACGACTCTTCTCTTGGCGTGTATCAGTACGGATACGACCAGTACACCGTCTCTATCCTTGAATTTGAATTTCTTAGCGTAGACGACATTGTTTTTGAGAAAAAAGAATCTAGGTTTGGAAACATAGGATTCTACTACAAGGGCTATGAATACAAAGCCCCATCTCAGTCTGTATATGACCGCGAGCCTGTCTATATGCAGAATGCCACTATTTATGGCGGTAAGTACATTGTGGGTACAGAATTCTTGTTTGACTACGGCCTAAAGAAAAACATCCCAAAAAACATTCACGACCTCAGCAGGGCTAGGTTCTCATACAGCGCCATCGCGGTAAACTTGCGCCGTATGATTCCTAAGAGCTTGGTGGGCAGCGTTATCACTTTTGCCGACCAAATTCAGATTACTCACCTAAAGCTTCAGCAGTCCATTGCCAAGGCTAAGCCTGACGGCTTAATCGTTGACATCGAGGGACTTGAGAACGTACAGCTTGGGCGAGGCGGAGAACTTCAGCCTCTTGAAATCCAAGACATCTACGAGCAGACGGGTGTGTTCTACTATCGCAGTAAGAACGCAGATGGCGGATTCCAAAATCCTCCAATCCGAACCCTCGAAAACGGTATCAGGAATATCAACGAGCTCATCACCATCTACAACCACGCGCTGCGTATGATTCGTGACGCTACGGGCATCAACGAGGTTATGGACGGAACAAGCCCTAAGGGGGAGCAGCTAGTTGGCGTTAGGGAGCAGGCAATGCAAGCATCTAACAACGCGCTGTACGACATTACCAACGCATCTATGGTGCTGTTCCGTAAGGTGTGCGAGGACATCGTTAAGTGTCTTCAAATCCTTCCCCCAGAGTCCGTTGTCTTTAAGGCATACGAGAACGCTGTGGGTATGGAGAATATGAAGGTGCTCTCTTCTTTTAAAGACTTGCCGATGTACAATTTCGGGGTAAGGGTGGTTACGGAGATGAACGACCGAGACCGTGCATACCTAGAGGCTAACATTCAGGCGGCCCTTTCTATTGGAGAGATTAATCTTGAGGACGCTATCGCTATCCGTCAGCTGCGTGATGTAGACCAAGCTGAAAGGCTGTTGGTTGTGCGTCGCAAGAAACGCATCCGCGAAAAGCAAGAGCAGTCCTCTCAGAACTCTCAGATGCAGGCTCAGATGAATATTCAGACTGCGCAGGCCTCCTCTCAAGGCAAAATGCAAGAGCTTAACATTGGCAGCCAAGCTGAGCTTGTCAAGATTCAGGCAGATAAGAATGCTAAGCTTGAGCTTCTTGATAGGGAGTATGCTCTAAAGATGGAGTTAGAGAGATTGAAGCTTGGGGTGGGCAGTATGCAGCAGCAGAGCGCCACCGCCCAGAAGGCGGAGCTAGAGACCGAGAAGGAAGATAGAAAGGATGAAAGAGTTAAGAAGCAAGCGATTGAACAGAGCAAGCTCATCTCTCAACGTAAAGGCGAGCGCCCCGAGCTTACCGAGGAGCAAGAAGATGATGTGATGAAAATTTTGCTTGGAGAATAATGTTATATTTGTAGAGAATTAGCGTTTTCTCTTTAACCTTTAACCTTTATCATTGTGAGCTATTCAAACATTACCAACCCAGCTAACTTCCAGCTTGCCGCTTTTGGGCAGAAAGGATTTCGCAAGATAACCAGCGCATCCACCCCCGTTGCGGGTGAGGAATACCGAGTGGTGTACGCCCTTCAGGATTCAACAGTAAGCGTTGTTTCGGAAAGCGGAGACAGTCTAACGAGTCAAACTCTTTTAGCTGGAACTGCCGTTTATGGTTTATTCACTAGCGTAGCCTGTGCCTCTGGTTCAGTGCTAGCATACATAGCTTAAGAGATGCTCGGCCTTGGGATGCAGCTCTTCAATAGATTGGGCCAGTCCTTAAACACATACATTGAGGTGGTGTGGAATACCAGTATCCAAATTTGGAACACCTCTACAGATACTTGGAATACGTAATGGAAATGTGTTCTATCTATATGATTTCTTGCGGCGACAGCAAAAAGGTATACATAGGTGTAACTAAAAAGCCCGTAGGCAAAAGATTGTCTGAGCACATCCAAGAGTCTAAGAATAAGATTGCGGAAAATAAAAAGACAACGTATAAGAATAATTGGATTAACTCAAAAATAGACAAGGGCTTAGAGGTGGAGGTACATCAGATTGATTTAGTGCCAATCTCTGAGTTTTCGTTTTGGGAGCGTCATTATATATCTCTGTTTAAGAGCTGGGGATTTACGCTTATGAACCTCACCGAAGGCGGAGAGGGAATCTTTGGGTACAAATTCAACGAGGAGTCAAGGCTTAAGATATCAGTGTCTAAGTCTGTAGATGTCTATGAGGTTGACGAAAACTGCAATGTTTTAAATCACTTCAAATCAACTTCAGAAGCCGCAAGGTTCCACAACATAAGCAAAGGCTCACTTCGGAAACACTTGTCTGGAAAGAACAAGAGTTGTGCGTCTCGAGTATTCACTTATTCACTGGATTACTTAAATCCAAAAGAAATTAAGTCTATCTTTGCAACGATGGAATCAAGACACAAAAGGCCAGTAGTGCAGTACGACACCGATTGGAATTACATTTCGGAGTATGGCTCTATTTTTAGTGCAGCAAACAGCATAGGCTTAAAAAACGACTCCCACATAGGAGAGGCTTGCTTAGATAAAAACAAAACTTGCTACGGCTATCGCTGGGCTTTTAAACAATAGGATATGGGAACTGCACTAACAGGATTAGAGATTAAGGATACCTATGATGGTCTCGTAAAAACTACGGACAACGGGCCGTTAAGCGGTACTGCTAAATTATTATCTGATGGATTGGGCAATGATTCGGTTCTTGCTTTGTCAAACGCACGGGTAGGTGTGGCAAGCACTTCGCCTCTTGCTCCACTTCACATTGGAAATACAACCATCAATAATGCTGCAATCGGCAGTTCTTTAGTTCGTCTTTTATCTCGTTCTACTGCAAACGATGTACAAGAGATAGGCTTGGGTGGCGAGGGAAGTATTACAATGTCTGCGATTGGCAACCTTGTAACCGATGGCGGTAATTTTGCAAAAGGGGCGATTTACTTTGCAACGAGAGATGTTACTACGAATACTGCTCCAACCGAGCGTATGCGAATCACCGCAGCAGGCAACGTAGGCATCGGCACGGATGCGCCTGATACTTTGGTTACTTTGGGTAGTGCGGCTCGTACTGATAACACCGCAGGAATTAAAATCTTTAGAGGTGGCGGCACTGCCTCTTACGCTACTTATGGATTTTCGGGTAACGCAGTTATCAATTCAGTAGGTGGTGACCTTGTTATTCAGCGTGAAAGCTCGGAGCGTGCCCGTTTCACTACCGCAGGTCTTTGCTTTAATGGTGACTTCGCAGCAGCCAACGCCCTTGATGACTACGAAGAAGGCACTTGGACTATGGGTGTTGCTTTTGGTGGTGCGTCTGTTGGTGTGACTACTTCAGCGAATACGGGAACCTATACCAAGATTGGAAGGCAAGTTACAGTTAATGGATATATTGAACTAACAAGCAAAGGAAGTTCTACGGGTTCTGCAAGAATTACGGGATTACCTTTTTCAATCCCTAACCTTACTCAAAATTATGCTACGGCAGGTCTTTATTTAGGCCAAACAACTTTTACAAATCAATTTATGGGATATGGAGTTGTAAATACCACGACTATTCAATTAGATGAAGTTACAATTTTAGGGGCAATTACACCACTTGAAAATGGTGACTTTGCAAATAATAGTGTAATAATGGTCAACTTCACCTACTTCGTATAACAACTAAACAACAAAAAAATGATTGAAGAAGTAATCTACATCAGCGAATTCAACGTCAGCCTTGACGGAACTATCGCAGTTCGCAAAACAACTGACGTTACCAAAGACGGAGCAGTAATCGCTTCATCTTATTGGCGCACCGTGCTTGCAGTTAACGACCCTGCTGCCGATGAGGTATTGGGAGTTGATGGCTACTACCGCACCCTTGCCAACGATGCTTGGGCAATGATTCCTGCACCCGTTGCAGAAGTTGTAGCCGAGTAAGTGGAACACCTACAACAACGGCTTGATGCATTAAAGCAGCAAGAGGCGAATCTACTAATGCAATTAGATGAGGTTCGTGTCTTGGTATCTGCATACGAGAACACCCTAAACAAAGATGACAAAGGAGAGTGCTGATAGCGTAATCACGTCTTGGTCTTTAACGGGAGCAGGGGTGCTTTAACTTGGTTTAAGTCAACAACATTGTCAAGGCATTGGAGGAACTCCACAAACTGCCAACGATTGAGTTTGGTGATAACGTCGACGCCATTTAATTACTCTATCGCTTATTTAATAAGCTGAAGCCCCTCAAGGGGCTTTTCTTTTTACTCTAACTTTGTACCACTTCAAACCCATTCATTTAAACAGATGAAACTCTTTACTTACATAAAAGAAAAACTTATGGGCTTTGCCTCTATCTTTAAAGATGACAACAACTGGAATGAGAAAACCATCATTGGTTTTATGTCATTTGCTGTAATGGTTGTAGTAATGGTTGCGGACGTTGTCTCCGGCGTTATGGGTAAGGACCTCGTCATCAACG